TGTTGAAGCCGTATGTTTTGCGCATGACGGCCATGAAAACAAGAAGCTGATGCTGTGTCATTCCGGCCAGCATGACAGCCTCCAGCAGTTCATTGGCGATGCGCGTGTAACCATCCTCCAGATCTGCCACACGACGCTCCACGGCCCGCAGTTCGGGCCTGATTTGTGTTACGTTTTCATATGCGAGATTCATGACTCTTCCCACCTGCCGGGTGCCCCGGCGCGATAGTCAGCAATGATCTGCCCTACCTCCTCTGCGGTTCCTTCTGCCAGCACCAGGTGAGCATTACCGGTTTCTCCGGACAGCTCTGCACCCACCAGCAGCTCAGCCAAACGACGGGCTTTTGCAGCACTGAACAGCGGGATTGCTGCACTGCGCGAAAGCTTTTTCTTACCGGCGGCTTTAGCCTTACCCATCTGCTTAGTTGCAACAGCGCCAGCGTTGGCACCGTGCTCACGTGCCAGAGCAACAGCAGTCGTTGCAGCTATTTCGCCGGTTTTGACCATAGCTATCAGCTCATCGCCACACGTCAGCAGCTGAAGGTGGTGATCAACATCCGCGACTGAGCGCTTAACCTTGCTGGCGATTTCGCTTACTGACCATCCCTGATTAGACAGGCGCTGATAGGCTGCTGCCCGTTCAAGTGCTGTAAGCGGCTTACCCTGGCTGCTGGTTACCATAAAAGCGATGCGATCGGCTTCAGTACCGGTAAAGTCTTTGCACTCAAGGCGGGGGATTTCGTGACCGGCTTCGGTAGCCATCAGGGCGCCGTGATAGCGGTGATGACCGTCGATAACCTTAACGCGGTCGCCTGTCACCTGCACCGCCAGAGGCGGCACGAATTCGCCGGCAATGAATGCGTCGCGAAACTCCTCGACGTGCTGCTGATCGATATCACGAACGTTATAGCCCGGCTCGACATACAGCTCTGACAGCGGAACCAGGAACGTTTTGCGCACCGTGGTATCCGTGCCGTTCTTCTCTTTGCCCTTGTAATACAGTGATAAACTACTCATAATTACTCCTGTGAATTGATCCAATCATTTCGCATCAGGCCTCGAAGCTGTTAGCGCAGCTCGGGGCTTTTTCTTTGGTGAGAATGCTCGCCACCTGTCGGGCCAAATGAGCCATCTCGTCATCCACGACACCCCATTCCAGCACTGCAAGCAACATTGAGAATTTCGGGAGCCAGTCGCGTTTCCAGCGGCTGATCTGCGCCTTATCAACACCAACCGCTGCAGCCGTCCTTTCCGTGCCTATCAGGGCTATCTTGTTGAGCAAAGCGCTTTCAATCTTCAGCGCCTCATTGCGTTTCTTTGCGTTTTCCACTTGGTAAATTTCTCTTGTTGAATAGGTAATTGCGCGACGGCCGGATGGCAGTCACGTATGAATCGTTAATTTGATTTGGTTTCGCTTTTCAGCGACGTGGGACAGATCGTCCGTTGTTTAAGAGCGGATAGTGCTTAAGCTGCTTTAGGTGGAAACAAGTCGTCCAAAGTCACTTCAACACCATGTTTTTTGAAAGCAGAGATAAAGAGTCGGCACAGGTCAATATCCATTCCTCGCCGCCCGGTTTCGTAGTGACAAATGGCACCACGAGTACAGCCAACAACTCGAGCTAAATCCGATTGGGTAAGCCCCACTAGCTCTCGAAAATTGCGGATTTTGTTCATAGATTCCCCCTCAACTAAGTATACATATCGTATTCTAACTATCAAGCTGAATATACGAATTGTGACTCGTTGGCGTGGATACAAAACGTATAATTCAGGTATGAAAATGAACTGGTACGATATCGCTAAGCAAAGGATTGATACGCTTGGTTTGAACCAAGATAAACTGGCCGAGCACATTGGTGTAACCAAGGGTGCGGTTAGCCATTGGCTAAATGGACGGCGTAACCCATCACTCCAAGAAATAGGCGCTATTTTTAAGTACCTAGGAATCACAGACGCGTCATTCAACGCTGATGGCACCTTCAGTGTAGGCGAGCGGGTCGCTACATATGAGCAGCCCAAACCTCAGTATGACTACCCCCTGTTCTCTCACGTGCAGGCCGGCCCGTTCTCTGAGGTAAGTAGCTATACGGCGAGTGATGCTAAGGCACGGGTAGCAACTACGCGTAAAGCCAGCGATAAGGCTTTCTGGCTTGAGGTTAAAGGTCACTCGATGACTGCCCCGCAAGGTGTGCGCCCAAGCTTTCCGGAAGGAATGCTGATTCTGATTGACCCGGCCGAACCGGTTGAAACGGGTGATTTCTGTGTTGCCTCTGCGAACGCTGACTCAGAAGCAACCTTCAAGAAGTACGAACTGGACGGTGGTGTTAGCTATCTGGTGCCGCTTAATCCCTCATATAGGATCATCGACTGTGACCACAGCATCCGCATCATTGGCAAGGTAGTTAAGGCGCAGTGGCCAGAAGAGACATTTGGGTAAATAAATGGCACATGAAAAAATAGCATTTCTCTTTCCTTATAATGGCGAAACAGGAAAGCGTGATATCCCACCACCACTGCTAGCTTATGATTGTGAAGAATTCCCATCTGAATTTGATATGAGCGCTGGAGTGTTTTTTATTGGTTTGCAACACAAGAAGCCTTACTACCTTGAGGTTCAAGTGCTCAGATCTGAAGATGAAGGAGATATCCCCATCTCACCTAAAAGAGGAATGTGGGTAAGATTGAGCGACCCAGATGGGCGCACCACTGACATAGCGGCATCAATTGACATTAGCTTATTGAAATGTAGGTTTGATAAACAGGGATCATACTACATTGATGCCACACTTCTTGAAGACGAGCTACCAATACACTCCAACAAGGCTTATTTTAGGGTGAGTAAGGCCACATGATTAATGAGACTGTTGAAGCAAGGCTGAATCCAAGCTCACAATTGAAGGTTGTAAAGCCCCATGAAACAGCTGAAGATTATAATACGATCAGGCGTGGTGGCGGAGATGGAGGAGGTGATGACATGTTAGAGCGAGTCAAAAAGCTAGAAGAGAAAGTTAATTCGTTAGTAACTGATATTGCAGTTATAAAGTCAAATTACGCCACTTCAGCAGACGTATCTAATGTTAAATCAGAAATTGCCAATGCCAAAGCTGATTTGCATAGTGCATTACGCATACAAGCTCTTACAATCATAGGCTCCGTAATTGCAACCGTTGGCATAGCTGCAACTATGATAATTAGATCGTTTCCGCATTAAGCAACCTCAACGCCATTCATGTCATCTTCTAAACCCGGCTACTGTGCCGGGTTTTTTATGCCTGTCGCAACAATAGCCCGCCATTGAGCGGGCTTTTTTACGTCTGTAGAAAATAAAATTACATACTAATCAACGATATGTATTCCTCCCACCAAAAAAGTATACATAACGTATTGCTATAAAGTTTACGATGCGTATACTTAATTACATCAGCAGGACGCTGAAAGGTTCAGAAAAGGATAGCAGCTCTTAAACAACGGCGAGGTTTGCCTACGTGGCTGAAAAGCCAATTAGTACCAAAGCGTGACTTTTGGGATGAATAAGAACCATCGCCAAAATTCACTCAGGAGGTATTTATGACACGCAGAACTCAATTCTCAGGTTCAGCATCTGGTCGCCGTCGCGAACGCCGTGCTCACCTTCAGAGTGAAGCCAGCGTAAACGCAGAATTAATGCACCGCCCAACTCCAAGCCGCGTTGTGCTGCAGTGCAAGCGCCCTGTGACTGACCGGGTAGTTAAAGCAGTTGATACAGATACCGAGTATCACAAGCAGATTCTGGTGGGTGCGGCGATGTATGTAGAACACCGCATCAGCACTAAATACCAGAGGGTCAGCAACGAAGCTGGCCGTCAGATTCACGCACGGCAGAAGATGCGCGGAAAATCAATTCCATTGATATAATGCCACCTTTAATTTCTAAGGGGGATAACAATGGAATGGACTGACTTATTATCTAAAATTCTTGTGGGTGCAGCTTCTGGTTTGGCTGTTGCATTTTATACTGCCAAATACACTTTAAATAAATTTTACACTGAAAAATGGTGGGAAAAAAAGTATGAAAATTACAGCCGCTTATTAGAAAATCTATATTCCCTAAAATTGATCTATGAAAATAGTTTAAGTGATGCATGGGAAATGGAACATTACTGCGCTATCGGGCAAGAAAGGGGAGATGCTGAGCCTAAGGCGACAGCTGACTGGACTGACCACAAAAAGTTGATGAATGAACTTCGTAAATCATTAGTAATGTCCCCTCTTTTACTTAGCAAAGATACAAAGCCAAAAATCGAGAATTTTTTCAACGCACAAGCAGAGGTCGAAAAAGAAGTAATACAGCAAAATTATCCTAATTATTTAGCATATGATGATATCCTTTCATCAACAAATGAATTATTAGAAGGAATAATATTAGAATCACAAGAAGAACTAAATC